ATCTCCCTTGCGATCTGCCACCTCATAGAAGTTAGTTAGCTTCATTACCCTTCTCCTCCTTGTAGTTGATTAAGTTGATTTGATTTAAGGCATTAACCATACGAATTAGGTTAGCACCTGCCTCCTTAGCCTCCCCCTCCACCATTTGGTTGATAGCAAGGTTGCGGCATAGGTCAGCCTTAGCTTGATAGTATTCCTTATTCATTACCTCTTGTCTCCTCTTCCATTTTGATTAGGTCATCTATCTCAGGTGTTATCTTTTGTCTTGGGCAGTCCTCATAAGGGAACTGCTCTTGCTCTTCACATAGGCAGAAGTTAAACCTCTCCACCTGCGTAGCGTGGGTTAGTTCTGCTAGTTCTCCCCAACTTATTGAGTCCTGTCTCATCTCTTGCCCTTTCTCTTGTCGCTTATCTTGCTTATGATTACTAGCCCTAGATAGATTACTAGAGCATAGATTATGACTTGAGCAGCGCCATCTTGCCAGCGAAAGCTGAGCTCAAAGATATCTTTCACGCTCTCTCTCCCCCTCTCGCCTTGATAGCCCACGCTGGAGGGTTAGCCTTCAACCTCTCCAGCTCTTGCTTATGCTCCTCGCATAAGGTTAGAAGGTCTGCCTCTAACCTACACTCACACTCTCTCACTCGCTCGCCCTCTCTCATCTCTAATCGGTTATGTGTTAGGCAATACCAGCTCTCCTTATCGTAGGGAGCCCTCTCGCATAAGGTATCGCTCACGCTCCCGCCTCCTCTCTCACTTGCTCGTTCCATAACCTAACCGCCTCTCTTTTGGTGTATCCATAATAGACACGCTCTAGAAAATAGTGATCGCTTTCCCCCTCCACTACGCCACACACACGCCAAGCGCCAGACGGGAATAATTTTTCAATAGTCATAACGCGCCCACCCTTTCACGCTTTACAAGAGCAGAAATCTGCTCAATTACCCCATCAAGTAAAGGCTTAGAAAGCCAAGCACTTCCCGCCTTGTAGCCCGTTAAAGGGCAAGGCGCTACCTTATCCCACGCCACCGCCTCATCTTGATGAACACAATGCGATTTCATATCGTTAAGGTGCCACTCTTGCCATAGTTCATAGATTTCACGAATACTTTCAAGAGTAAAGCCCTTAGCGGGTTGAGTAATTTCCAAAAGCATTTCATAATTTTGACCTGCCGAGAAAATCCCTCTTTCATATTCAATAGAACCGCGAGGGCTTACGCCAAGGCCGTGAAAGCTAAGCCGTTGAAAGCCCTTGATTTTCTCGTGGCTTATACTTTCGCGTTCTTTCTCATCACTTACAAGCTCAACGCTTAGGTGATACTTTTCGCCTCTATCGTTGCGCCCCACTAGAACATCTTTAACAATGTATTGCCTCATTTTTTCTCTCTCTTTCGTTAAGTGGAAGGCTTAGCCCCTCCCCACCCCTCAAAGATAGTCTATCTTTGAAGGATAGGCAAGGTCTAAGCGGTAAAGTCTAGGTCTATTGAATCAACTACCGCGAGAGCTCTAAAGCCATTTTCATAAGGCAAGAGTATTAGGTGTTGAGCGCCTCCCTGTAATTCTGCTAGGTGTTGCGCTTGCTCTACTTGATAGGGGAGCAAGTAAGCGCCCTCTTGATACTGGCAGGGAATTTGTAAGCCCTGCTCTGTTAGGTCTTTCCTCACCTTTAGTTTCATTAGTTGGCCACCTTTACGCCACAAGCAGAAAGAAAGCGGGCGCGGTTGAATCTAGGATTTTCTATTTCTAGTTCTGTTGCGAGAGTGTTAGCGAGGTGTTCTACTGATACTAAAACCGCTTCGCCTGTTTCTACTTTGCGGGCGGTCTTGATTACCTCCGCTATTAGTTCGTAATCTTTGCGAGTCATTTTTAGTTTCTCGCTTTCTTTACTGTGAAAGAAAGAGGGAAGAGTTCGAAGTTGAAAGTGGGAGCAATAACGGCGCGAATAATGTCGCGCAGTTCTGCTTCGAGTGCCTCGGCACTTTGCCAATTTTCCTCTGTTTCTATCTTGAAGGAAACTGTGTATTTTTTACTCATTTTTTTACCCTTTTCGGTTCGTTCGGTTTGCCTTGTGCCAACCGATAGGAGGAGGGTATCAGATATGAGAGGCTCGTCTATCTATTTATGGCCTCTTTCTATTCTTTTTTCATAACAGTTTGATAACGAAGTTATCCACAGGTTATCCACAGGGGCGCGGGTAAAGGTCTAGTAGAGGTTGAGGGTTGGCAGTTGAGGCGCGAGAGTGCCAAGAGTTCAGAGCAAGGCAGGGCAGGAAGGCAGGGCAGTTTATTAAATAAGGCAAGGAAATAATTATCTAAGGCAGGGGGCGCAAAAGGTTTAGGGGTGAGCGCTAGAGAGTGCCAGCGGGTTAGTCAGCCCATCAAAAATTACCAGCAACCAGACAAAACAGACCATAACGCATAGACTACGCAACCACGACAAAACGGACACCCTAGGTGTTTAACTTGCGCGGTGCGGGTCCTGTACTCCCCAACAAAGTTTTTTTCCTAAAGTGAACCTTGGTCACCACTGTCCTAGTTTGTCCGTATTTAATTGTGATGTTAACCACAAATAAAAGATTTTTTAACAGAAAGCGGGAAATGGGTATTTTTTCCCGCCTAATACAGTATAGGAGCAGTTAGCGGAACGGTTGTAGCTAACTGCGGGCTACGCTCACGCTACGCCCCTCAAGGGCTGTAGCGGACTTACCCCTCACTTCGTTGAGACTCGCTCGGGCGCCAAGCCCGATAGCGAGGCGCAAGGCGCCTCATTTAGTTGGGTGTAATCTATCAAAAATTTAGGAGCCTGCTATGGCAGCAAAAAAGAAAAAGAAAGAACTAAACTACCTAGAGAACCTTGCCAAGGAATTTAAGCAGTTCAATAAAGCTAGAAATTGGGCTAACGTAGAACAAGGCGAATACCAATGGCGCAACTGGGTCAAGGCTGTGGATAGTAAAACATCTGCTCGTCTCAAAGGAGACGCTGACAGAGCGCATAAACAAGAAAAATCTGCTTTAGGTCAATTAGCAGGTGCTGCTCTTCAAGGTCGCCGCTATAAAGGTAAAAAACAAATAAAGAAAAAGAAGTAATCTATCTATTCTAATGCAAACCTTTTCAGGAGCCTGCCATTTCTAATAACACTGCTGATATAGCCAAGAGGGTAATCCTTAACGCTGTAGCAGAAGGTATGACTATAGAGCAGGCTTGCGGTGAAGCTGGTAAGTCTATGAAGACTTATGAATACTACCGCAGATCCGATAAGGTCTTCGCAGATAAAGTTGATAGAACCCGTCTAGGGTTAAGGTCCAAGAACTTTGCAGCTACCGATGTCCACGACCTCGGCTTCGCCGAGTTCCGCCAGAAGTTCCTCCATCAGACTACCTTCCCCCATCAGCAGAACCTGGCAGATGTTATAGAGGGAAGGGACCCTTCCTGGCACCATCCCGCTATGAAGTTTGAAAAGGGTATTGCAGATAACCGTATCCTTATCAACATCCCACCGAACCACGCCAAGTCAATTACGATTACCGTAGATTATGTAACTTGGAAGATAGTCCAGAATCCTAACTTTAGAGTCCTGATAGTATCTCAGACTCAGCAGCTTGCAGCAGACTTCCTATATGCCATCAAGCAAAGACTTACCCATCCGATGTATGAGACCCTGCAGCAGGCTTACGCCGCTGGTGTCGGCTTTAACTCTAAGTCTGCTACCTGGACTACAACTAGAGTCACCTTCGGTGATGAACTCAGAGAATCATCTGAGAAGGACCCAAACCTAGAAGCTGTAGGTATTGGCGGTCAGATATACGGTAAGCGTGCCGATATGATTATTGTTGATGACGCTGTTACCTTGAAGAATGCAAATGAATTTGAAAAGCAGATTAGATGGCTTACCCAAGATGTTAGATCCCGTCTTAACCCTACTGGTAAGTTAATTGTTATCGGAACCCGCGTTGCCTCTGTAGACTTATACAAAGAACTACGCTCTCCTGATAGATACCCTGGTGGTCTGGTCCCTTGGACATATCTGGCTATGCCAGCTTTACTTGAAACCAATGAGGACCCCACCAAGTGGGTAACGCTCTGGCCTTACTCAGACCAACCCTTTGATGGGCAGAAAGACTCTGATAAGACAGATGATGGTCTATATCCCCGCTGGAACGGTAAGCATCTCTATGCAGAACGTCAAGCTATGGATGCACAGACTTGGGCTTTAGTTTATCAGCAGCAAGATGTTTCAGATGATGCCACCTTTGACCCTGTTTGTGTAAAGGGCTCTATTGATGGTATGAGAAGGTCAGGTCGTCTCCAGATGGGAGCACCAGGTCATCCTAAAGATTTAACTGGTTTTTCTTTTGTATGTGGGTTAGACCCTGCAATGGTTGGCGATACCGCCGCTATCTGCTACGGCGTAGATCGTGTTACTCATAAGCGCTACATCGTAGATGCTATCAAGATTACTAGACCAACACCTGCTCAGATTAGACAGTTGATTATTGATTGGACTAACGTCTATGCTCCTGCTGAATGGGTGGTAGAGCGTAACGCTTTCCAGTCCTTCCTAACTCAGGATGAAGGTATCCGTCAGTTCCTTGCATCTAAGGGAACAGTACTTAGAGAACATCATACTGGTAATAACAAATGGGATGCAGGCTTTGGTGTAGCTTCTATGTCTACCCTCTTTGGAACTAAACAGCAAGATGGTAAGCACCACAGAGATAACATTATTCATCTCCCATCAGATCAAACTGAAAACATTAAGGCTCTAATAGAGCAACTTATTACTTGGTCACCTACCACTAAGGGTAAGACCGATATGGTGATGGCTTTATGGTTCTGTGAGATTAAGGCCAGAGAATGGCTTAATAACGGAATACATACCACCCACCATCTAAAGAATCCATTTTTGTCTCGCTATGAACGAGGCAAGCGTATGGTAGTAAACATAGACGAACTACTAGCGGAACAACAACGTCAATTCATATAGGGAGACATAATGCCAAACAAAAAGCCAACACTTGATGATTACTTATCTAAGAAGAAGAAAGTCCCCTCTAAGAATAAAAGATACCCAGGCGACAGCGATATTAAGACTGGCCCAAGCAAGGGCAAGCCTATTATTAAATTAAAAACAAAAAAGAAGTAAGGACAAATGCTTACAACCAAAGAGGTTATTGCTAAGGTAGCACGGCTACAGACTAAGTACTCAGCGCGTGATCAACGTATGCGCGATGTGCTATCCGTGCGTCAAGGAGATATCAGCAAGGTCTATCCTGCTATGTTCTCTGAGGAATACCCAAAGCCTCTGGTTGCTAACTTTGTAGATGTAGCCGCTCGTGACCTCGCTGAGGTTATGGCACCACTACCATCCTTTAACTGCGCTGCTACCAATATGGTTTCAGATAGCGCTCGTAAGGCTGCTGATACTAGAACTCGTATTGCCAACTACTTTGTATCAGGTTCTGAACTCCAAATTCAGATGTATCAAGGTGCTGACTGGTTTAATACTTATGGAATGCTACCAGCAATGGTAGAGATGGATTACGAGACTAATAATCCACGCATCCGCTTGCTAAATCCTTTTGGAGTATATCCAGAGATGGACCGCTTTGGTCGCTGTATCTCAATTACTCAAGTGATGAATACTGATGCAGAGACTCTAGCAATGCAGTATCCAGAGTTCTATGACCAAATCATAACTAACAAGAGTTATATCAGTAGTTCTCCTTACATCACAATGATTCGTTACCACGATAAGGACCAAGATTTAATCTATGTCCCAGATCGTAACAACTTAATTTTATCTAACTTACCTAATGCCATTGGTAAATGCTTAGCCCGCGTTGCAATGCGTTCATCCCTAGACGGAGAAGCACGCGGTCAGTTCGATGATGTTCTAGCAGTACAACTTGCTAGAGCCCGCTTTGCAGTATTGCAGATTCAAGCAGCAGAGAAATCTATCCAAGCACCTATTGCTATTCCGCAAGATGTGCAAGAACTTGCACTTGGTCCTGACGCTATTATGCGTTCTGCTAATCCGCAAGGTATTCGCCGTGTCCCATTAGAACTTCCGCCAGGAGTCTTCACAGAGTCCAGCGTTCTAGAGAGAGAACTACGTCTAGGTTCTCGTTATCCAGAAGTTCGTAGCGGTAACGTTGATGCTTCAATCATCACAGGTCGCGGAGTTCAAGCGCTACAGGCTGGCTTTGATACTCAGGTTCGTGCAGCACAAGCACAGTTTGCAAGACTATTTACCGAACTTGTATCTCTCTGCTTTGAGGTAGATGAGAAAATCTTTGGTTCTATGACCAAGGAAATCAAGGGAGTAGATGACGGTACTCCGTTTAATATGAAGTATGTACCAAGTCGTCAGATTGCTGGCGAGTATGGTGTAGATGTTCGTTACGGCATTATGTCTGGTATGAATCCAAACAATGCCATTATTGCTTTACTACAGATGCGAAGCGACAAACTCGTATCAAGAGATT